GAAAAAGTCGTACAGATCAAGTAGCGTCGGGCTCTGCAGGGCCATCCCGTTTTCCTCCCGTAACCTGCGTCAGCATATCTGTGACCTGCGCAATCATCTTGTCTACGTTCTCATCCTGGTGAGGAATCGCAGCTTGATGCTGGGCAAACTCCAACAGCTTTGCTGACGCGCCAGAGCCGATAGCGGTCGTTTGCGTAAGCTGGACAAGCTGCTTGTGAATCTCGTGCAGCATCCAGAATTGTCCCCACAAAAGTAGAGGCGCATCGTCCGCCGTGAGACTATCTAGGGTGACCTTCACGTCCCCCTCTGCGCGTTGAAAGATGATGCCGTCTTTCTCGAGTTTGATCATGATCGTTCCTCCGTCAGATCAGCGATTCAGACTCTTCGGTCAGTGCAGAGCCCGCGCCGCCTGCAGGTATAAGTCCCGCGGGCTCCTGAATCCGCACTGCAAACAAGATCTCCTCCAGAATGGAATTGCTCCGCCGGAGGATTGAGTTGGTTTCGATAAAGGAGTCGCGGATCGCGTTGCCCACCTGCGCGACGGCGATCTGCGTTGGCCCCGCGACAACCCCGCGCACCGCCTGGGTCGAGGTTACAGCGCTGCGGACTGCAGCGTTCCGGATGGACGTCTCGGTCTTTTTCAGAACTGCCGAGGCTACCAATCCAATCGCCCCGATCGCCCCACCGATCGCACCACCAAGCTCTCCATCCTCTCCGAGCAGGTCGCTAAGTTTGCGGCCAATATCATCCAGCACTTCTTCCAGGCTGGCCTGCAAGAGCTGCGACGAAATGCTGGCCAGAGTATCGGCGAAATCAAAGGAGCCAGACCTGGCGCCTTCAATCAGCGCACTGGCGATCCCCTGAGAGATCATCGGGAAGATGGACTTTTCGAACTGCTCTTCCAGCTCGTCCTTGATCTTTTGAGCGGCGTCTTTTGCATCTTCGCCAATCTTTTCGACAGCCTCGGCCTGCTCCTCCAAGGATCCAGCCTGTTGCAACATCGTGATAAGCTGGGCTCGCAGCGCCTTTGCTCTGTCGTCATCCAGCAACGCCAGTTGTTCCAGCAGTATCTTGGTGCGAACCATGCCCACAGCAAATTGCTGAGCGATACCACGCTGCGTGCGCAGTGCGCGGCTCTTACGCTCTTCCAGCGCCACCAACCGCTGCACCCGTGCCGGCTCGACTTCCTCGTTGTACTTGCGCTGCTCCTCGGCAATCTGCTCAATCAGTACCGCCTCGCGCTGGCGGAGCAGCTCAACTTCCTTGGCATTCTTAGGAATCTTCTCCTGCTCTTTCAGTGTCTCACGTAGCAATGCCAGCTCTCGCTGTCGGAAGTCAATGAGCCCCTTGGCTGCTTCCGCAAGCTCATTTGTTTCGGCAACAGCCGCTTCGATCTCACGTATCTCTGCAGCTTGAGCATCACGCGCCTTGAGCGCGTTGGTTGTTTCACGCTCAGCAAGCCTAAGTAGTTTGTCTCGTGCAGCCGCCAATTCGCGCGCCGAACGGGGATCCAGGGCCGTTTCACGCCCGAGCAAAAGCGCTTCTTGAACCTCCTGTTGGGCCTTGATGTCGTCCAACACCTGCTGAGTCATCGCCTGGACGTTTTCAGGGCTGAAGGTGTCGTTGAGCTTCCGCTCCAACTCCGGCAGGTTGGCAGTCATTTCCGCAAGCTGTCGAGTAAGCACAGCCCACTGTGCCAACATCTTGCCCCCATCTTTGATGGTGTCGAGAACCGTTTTGTCCAGATTCTTGAACGTCTCATCGCTGATCAGCCCAACCGCATTTGCAACAGTCGCCATGGCGATAGCCACAGCGCCTACGGTGCCTGCCAAGATGGTTGCAATGCCGATAAGCCCGGAGAAAATACCAGCCAAAGCGGTGAACAACGGAAGAGCAATCTTGCCTACGCCGATGAAGCCCTTGAGGAGAAGTCGCACACCCTTCTGTGCGAGGAAAGCAATCTTGGTTTGATTCTCACCAACTTTGACTGCCAACTTTTCGAACAGTTGGATAATCAACCGCAATGTGGCAATGACCGTGGGTGAGATTGCTTCACCGAACGAGGACGTGAGTTTGAAGAACGCGTCGCGCGTGATCGAAATGGCGCCGGGTAGCGTGGTAGCAAACTGCTCGGCGACGTCACCGAAGATGCCTTCGCGCGTGCCAAACACCTTGTTGAAAGCCCGAGCTACCTCTTCAACGGGCGCCGCTACGAGATCCGGCATACCAGTCAGGGCCTCGAGCAGAGGTCGAACGCCGCGCTCGCGGAAGAGGTCGGCCGCCCCAAGACCACCAGACAAGGCGCGCTGGAGGTTCTGCGCAGCCTGCGTGAGTGTCAGGCCGGTGACCGCTGCGATGTTAGCCGACTGCTTGACCAGCTCACCGATGCCTGACGCCGAGGCCAAGGATACAGAACCTAGTGTGGCGGAGGCTTCGATTAGCTCTTCCAGGGACGGCGCGACCTTCGCAGCAAAGTCGCGTAGATCATCGAGTGCCACGCCAGCAGCTTCAGTTGATCCGAGCAAGGTACGCAGTCGGATCTCAAAGGAGTCTACGGCGGAGGCCGCCCGAATGGACTCCTTGACAAACGCCGTGACTGAGAACGTCGCAACCGCGGCCGCGATCAAGGCGCCGATCCCAACGACTCGGCGTGCGAAGAACGACAGTGTGCCGCCCAGCTTAGTAAAGGTGGCGTTTACGCGGCGCCCGAATGCAGAGATGCGGGCAGCCGCGACGCGAAGATCCTCTTCGAGGAGACCGATCTCAGCCTCGATGCGGACGATAAGTCTACCGATTGAGACTGGCATCCTTTACCTTCCCATGCCTCCGTAGGGTTTGCACAAGCCGCTTGACCTGATGCGACACCGCGCCTGACGACTGTTTGACATCCATGGCAGAAGCGAGCTTTTGCAGTGGCTTAGGGTCGCCCGAGAAGCCGACGTTGGCGCCGATCGCCGCTGCGTTAGCGTTGTTCAACATCTCCAGGGACAGTCGCTTTGTGGCGCACTGCATGAAAATGATGATCTCCTCCTGCGTGTAATCTAGGATGTCGTCTTTTCGGTGTCCGTTGGCGATGAGGAACTCGATGGCTTCTCCGAAGTCTCCGCCTCCATCTCCTCCTCGTCGATCGGCACTTGGCCGATCACTTTCTGCACCTGCTCCGCTAACACCGTAATGGCTTTTCCCAGCTCAGGCCGCTCCGTGAAATTGAGTTCCACCACGGCGTTGAGGATTTTGACGACGTCTTCGAGCATGAACTTGTCGTCGTAAAGACGCTCAAAGTCCCAACCGATCGACTCGGCTGCAATGCCCACAAGTTCTTCGTAGGAGTTGGCGATGAGTTCCTTGAGGCCTTCGCCTTTGCCCTGGTAAGCCACCAAGAACAAGCTGATCACCGTATTGATCCGGCGGGACATACGGGTGAACGTCTTGACGCCCCACGGACGAACGACAACGGTTTCGCCCGTCGTCAGTTTGACGTCGCGCTCAAAATGGAGGAGCACCTGCTCCGCAATGGACGGCTCGCTCATTTTTCCCTCCGTAAAGTTGCCCCCGGGGCCGGAGCCCCGGGGTGGCCTAGGGACGAACCCTAGGGGATGATGTTACGCCGCGTTCTCGTCGTAGACTTCCAGCGTCCCGTACGGGGTGGCTGTACCGTCGTCGAGCAGGGTCACGGCAAGAGCACCAGCCGCGAACTCGTCTCGGCTGAACTCGAAGTCGTCGTCCGTGAGCCGGATGTTGACTGAGGGGATCGTCCAAAGGATGTTGATCCCCACGTCGGTCAGCAGCCGAAGCCGGGCTCGGCCCGCGAACACGTACTGTGTGAACGGCTCAATGCTGAAGCCGTCGTAGGTTGTGTACGTGTAGTCCACAAGCACCGGCTGGCTGGCCTTCAGCTTGTCCGTCGCGCCGCCCACGATCCGGCGGATCCGACCATCCTGGTAGTCGATGGCATAGTCGGTGTCCTCGGTGAGCGCAAAGCTCGGCTCGTAGGTCGCCACAATGGCGCCGGTCACGTTGGCTGCAACACCGCCCACGAAGAACTGCAGGTCGCCCGAGGTGGCGCCGTTGCCGGTCACAACCTCAACCTCATTCCCCGCGGCCGCCGCGCCAACCGCGATCGGCGTGTAGCTTGTGCCGCCAACCGTCACGCTGGTGACGTCGCCGACTGCGTTGACCTTGAAGTCCAACGAGTAATCGCCGGACGCGTCGCCAAGGGTGCCGTCGCCAGTACCGACCGCCTCGTCCTCAACCTCATCACAGGTGACCGTAATGCCGCCAGTGATGCCCTGGTGGGCCAGGTCAGTCCATTGAAGGTCGGTCGTCGCAAGCGAGATCTCTTCGTCCGTCACGCTAGCCGTGCCGGCGTTGATCGCGGTCTGCGAAGACGAGGAGAACATGAGCTGCATGTTGTGCTCGTCGAAGTTGTAGACCGTGACATTGATGCGGCCCTCGAACGACCGAACCAGCTCGCGGATCAGGACGTCGGTGCCCGACTGCGCAGAACGCAGGGCAATGACCTCCAGCTCCTTTGCAATGGCGGCAGTATCGATGATGCCGACGTTGCGGTACGCTTCGTAGCCGCCCGCACCGTCCTCGAGCCCGATCTCGAGGAAGGGCATCCCGATGAGAACATTGTCCGCCGTAAAGTTGTCAACAGGACGTGTCTCAATCGAACCCATGGGTTATTCCTCCTGAATCGCCTTGGTGGTGGCGGTAAACGTCTGAGTGAAAACGTGCCGCCGATTCGCATCTCTACCTAACGAGATCGGATTGGTGTCGGCTTGGATCAAGGCAACCCCGATAGAAGTTAGGATTCCCTGCTGGAAATGCAGAGCCCGGTGGAGCTGCTGAGCAATGGTCTTCCCCGATAGGTAGTTGGTATGACGTACGCGAACTATGAAGCTCCGCGTTTCGCCAAACGTGTTCAACGGCGGGCCTCCGCCGTCTTCGAAAATCGTGATGGTGTTATCCGGGTCCTCTGGCTCCTCACCAACGAAGATCGCCTTTGCGATGGGGGGCACTTCGTCACTCCAGAGATTGCCAAAGCCTTGATCCCTCAGATACGTGGCCACCTGAACATCTAGGATAGGCTCAGCCATTATTGACCTCTCACCTTGCCTCGTTCAATGTCGGCTTTCCCGCCATTGAGAAGGAACTTCTGATACCGCTTGTGGTGCCGCCTGTACGGGCGCTCCAGAAACTTGCCGCCCGGGGGGCCATCAGACGTTCGAGGCTTCTCAGCAGTACGCTTACCGATGCCGTACTGTGTTGAGCCTCCGGCTGAGATCCCAAGCTGGCCGGTTGAGCTGATCGTCTCATGTGCAAACACCGCGTGGTCAGTACCGTACTCCACGGACCGATTCTTGATCTTGCCCGTGCCCGTTTTCACAACCCGGCTGGAATCAATCAGATCTCCAGTCCAGATGGGAGCCAGCGCTCGAGACCGACGAAGAAGATCAGCCGCTACCTGATCAACCCGCCTGGCAGTTCCGTCCGCCACCCGCTTGCGCCGACGGTCAAGTTCCAGGCGAATCTTCCGGGCTCCGGTGACCCGAACCCTGAAGTACGCCACTAAGCTAGCTCCACAATGATATGGTCCAAGATACCGAACAGAAAGATCGGGCGCACGCTGACCACTTCGCGCTGTTGGGAGACACCACGATAATCCGTGAAGCGCAGCTCATCCCCGCCCTGCAGATCCAGGGTCTCGCCGCTGGCGTCAATAGGTGGGAGGATGGCTTTGGCGGTGATCACGCGCTCACGCCCCAGGACGGTACGCCTCGTGTATTCGTTGACGGCATCAATGAAGCCCGGCACGGAGCTGTGCGACAAGAGAAAACACGGATCTCCTCCTGCGGTCTCACCACGTCGCCGCCAGATCGACAGCTCGGTGTTGGCCCACGCATCATAGAATGGCACTTTCGAACTCCTCTATGCTAACCCCTGGACCGATCTTGTCACGTGACCGCGCCTCGAAGAACCGCAGCTCTCGCTCATCGGCTAGTTCCTCGACAAACGGCGTCAGGACGTGCCGACAGTGGGGGTGGTAGGGCGGCCGCTCGCGCAGCGCGGGGAAGCGCTTGCTCCGTCCGGAGATGGAATAGATCTTCCCGGCGTGTGCGTCGCACGCGGGATCAGTGCGCCCGTGGTCGGAGACCTGCACCAGATCCGTCCCGATCGCCTTGGCGTAGTTGAGCGACGCTTCCGACGCCGCCTCAGCCATGCGAGTGCTGCCCACGAGCCGCGCGTAGGTCTCCATGCTATAACGCCGTCGGCCAGCGACGATGAACTCCTCGTTGTTGGCCGCACGCTCGAAGACACGCGCCAGGCGCTTCGTGCGCTGATTCATGTTCTCCACCCGTGCCTCCGAGACCAGAAGCGACTGATTGATGGCGGCTTCCTCCACAAGCCGCTGCTGGGTCAACCGGAAGTGGCGCTGCATCGTGCGACGTGCGGCGCCGGCCGCGTACTCTGCATCGATCAGGATCTCATCCGCAATCGTCGCCAGGAGCGCCTCGTTCGCCGGCCCGAGGACTCCCGACACGTCGAACGCCGCACCTTGCTTCAGGAGCGCGTCAGCGGCACCCTGGATGCCGTCGCGGATCCGCCGGGCCAAGGCCTCATCGGCCCAGCCGGCCGTGCGGGCCTGCAGGATCGCCAGCTCCCGGTCCACGGCCGCCACGAGCTGGCGGGAGCGCTCCCTGGCCAGCTCAAGGTTCCCAGGCCCGCCTACGGCCAGCGCGTGCAGGGTCGCGTCCTGGGACAGCCGCCGGAGGTTCTCTCCAGCCTCGCGCCAGGCCGCGGCGAGATCGTCCAGGTCTTCGAGAAACTCGACCCCGAGAAGCTGCCGCTCGAGCGCGTTCGGCGGCGGGAAGGGCGGGGCGCCCGGCATCACGCCCTCCCAGCGATCACGCTAGAGTCGATGTAGGGCTGCAGCAGCGCACGGGCTGTCGAACACAGTTTGTACATGGGAAACGCATTGGGCCGCGTGGGGATCGCGCGCATCTGCGTGTCCACCGTCATGACCTGGCGAATCCCGGCCTCCTGTAGCTCATCCTGGTGGAGGCGCTTCAGGTAGCCGCCGTCGATCACGTCCAGCGCTTGCTCCATCTGAGCGTGCTTGACCGCCAGGGGCACAGATGTGTCGGGGCTCCGCGGGAACTGCAGCGCTTGCGTCGCAGCGCTCTTCGTGCCCCAAAACGTCTCGCGCTCGATGAGAATCCGCGCGAAGATCAGGGCCGCGCGCCGCTCATTGGCGCTGATCGTGTCCCAGCGCGTAGTGCCGGGGCGCAGCTCGAAGTATTCTAGGGCCTCCGTTTCCGTGACGTAACTGTTGGCGTCCGCCCCGGAAGCAGTGGCGTCGATTGCAGGCACAGCCATGGCAAACCTCCCGTGTGATTCTACCAGTCCCGGGGATCCAGCACCAGATCGTACGGCGACTCCGTGGGATCCTGGGAAAACTCCAACGAGCCTAGGGGCTCGAGCGTGCGGCCGCGGAAAGCGTGCAACGTGCCAGGTGTAGCGGTCAGCACGAGCGTGTCCGTTGCTTCGCTGTAGCCGCCGCCGCGCAGCCAGCCGGGCATCGACCATCCATCGAACTCCGCACCTGGCAGCTCGAGGATCAATCGAGGCTGCACGGCGTTCCCAGTCGGCTCAAACACATAGGCGGTGCGGTACGCCGAGCTGTTGACCACGAAGCGCCCGTCAGGTAGGAAGACGATGTCGTGCGGCATCCCCAGCGGCGCACCGATCCATACCGGCTGCTGCTGGGTCCAGTTGAAAATCATGGACAGGTTGGCGTAGCAATGGTACTCATCGCCAGTCCGCGGGTGCCAGGCCACCGAGTTGAAATGCGCGCGGTCCGCGCCCCATGTTCGCGACCGAATGTGAGTGACGTTGGGGACATGCGGATCCAACCATCGCCGCGCGGTGCTGAGCTTCGTGGTCGCGACAATGCCGCCGTTCTTCCAGCCGTACAAACGGTTGTTAGCAGTGGAGACGATCCAGAGCACGTCGTTGTGCGTCTTGAGCTGGTGAATGTGATTGATCTCGGCCGGCGACTCCCACACGCAGCGCTGGGAAAGTGAATCGGGATCGAGAAACATGATGTTCTCGTCCGTGCGCGCCACAACCAACGCGCCCTCCCACCATGTAATGCCTCGCAGCCCGAAGCTGTGGCCGGTGCCCGGCGTCTGCTTGGACACGGGGAACGACCGGCTCATCTCTACCTGCCGCGATTCCCAATCGAGAATCCACAGCCGGCCCGTGGTTTCGTCGGTCTCGTCGCGATGCGCTCGCTTCAGGGTGCTAACGTAGATTCTGTGCAATGATGAAGTTCCACTTGTAGTGCCGCCAGTAGCGCGCGTTTGCCAGCGCCTTATGCAGCTCCCTCAGTTCCTTCGTGTTGCCGTTGTGCGCCAAGCCGGCATCCTTCAGCATGTCCCACCAATAGCCGCGCGGGAACACCGCGATGTGGCCGGCGTCGTCGTTCGGGTCGGGGTTGAGGTAGTCGGTGAACCCGATGATGCCCTGCATGTAGACCAGGCCGCCCGGCGCCAAGACCCTCTTCATCTCGTGCAGCATCGCGCGGTGGTACTTGTACGGCACGTGCTCAATCGTCTCGGCGGTGAAGTACACGTCGAAGAAGTCGTCCTTCCAGGGCAGCTCGTGCATCGAGCCTGTCTTCACAAACTTAGGTCCGATCACGTCACGCGCCACCTGGCTCGCGTAGGCCGACAGATCGATGCCATAGCCTTCTGCGCCCTGCTCCACCATCGGGCGGAGGAACGCGCCGGTCGCGCAGCCGGCATCGAGCACTCGCTTGCCCTCCACCGGAATGTACTTGGCAAACTCCTCGATGACCTTGTCGTGCCACCGGGACTCACGAGCCGCCGCGCCCAGGTGCTTATAGCCGCGCGGGTTGTTCTCGAAGTAGTTGCGATCGTAAAAGCGCGCCAGCTCTTCCGGTGTACTGTCGGCGGGAATCGTGTTGTCGCCTTTGTGATACTTACTCACAGCAACATCCTTGCCTCTTCATAGATGGCATCCCACGACGTATCCAACATACACTCACCAATGCGACGCTGGCAGTAGTAGCGGTTGATGATCTTGGAGTAGTAGCACGGAGCGTAACATTGGGCGTCAGGCGGCTGGCATTGCATCACGCGAACGGACGGGTAGAACTCACAGGTGATCTCGCCGTTGGTAGGGCCGAACAGCCCCAACGTGGGCACGCCCAACGCGCCGGCCAGGTGCAGCAGCCCGGAGTCTACTGCGATCAGAAGATCTAGCGATAGAACCTTGGCTGCAGTTTGGACGAGCGAGTTCCCAATTTCAGGGCGGGCCCCAGGCACCTCTTTCAGGGGTCGGTCGTGAAACAGGTGGACCACACAGCCGTCCGCGATGAAGCAACGTGCGAGGTGCGCCACTGCCGCGTCTGGCAGATCCTTGGAGCGGTTGGCAGAGACGTGATGGATTCCAACGTGGCGCCGCCCGTCGCCCCAATCCCACGGCGGGCCGCAGACCCGCTCGATGGGGGGCCGCTGCGGCGGCACACCGGCTGCCGCGCAGAAGTTTCGGATCCGCCCCTCGCGGGGCCGCATCCCGCAGTCCGCCTCGTGCTCACCCGCCGGGCAGAACATCTCGAACACCTCTCGGTAGTATTCGGTGAGCGGCCCGTCATACGGTGTGCGAACGCCAGTCCCGTCCGCGATGCAGATGGGCCAGTAGATTTCCGGGGTGTAAAGGTCCACCTTGAGGCCTTGGTCCTGCAGCCCGGCCACGACCGCCTGGACACAGATCACATCTCCCAGGCCGCCGCGCTCCCGAAGCACCGCCACCCAGCCCTCCGGCGCATCGGCCCGCCCGCGCTCACGGTATGGGACGCGAGTGTAGCCGAAGTCGTCGATGTACTCCTGCATCCGCTCGGCCAGCACCGTGACGATCCGGCCCTGTCGATTCCTAAGTACCGGCATCGATGAGCCGCTTCCCACGTAGGAATGTTTGGTCACGATCATGCCCCTTGGGGCGAATGCCCGAGTCGTGCAGCTTACGCTGCATCACCTTGCGCTCAATACGGAGCACACGGGAGCCCGGGTAGAGTTTCAGGTGTT